ATGATTCTACAGCGGCACCAGTCTGACGTTGCATCTGGCTGTTTTCTATTGCCAGGATTGGAAGCCAAGCCATTGAGCAGCCCCAGTCGTCTATATCTTCGCCCGTATTTGGATTGCTGCCACGGATTTTTAGAAACCGTGCACATTCGAGTTGACGGCACGGATTGAAATTATCTAATGGGCAATTTGTTTTAGGTTCGATTTTCATGTCTTGTATTTTCCTGTGTTAATTCTTTGATGCAATAATTAAGTCAACGTATTGAACAGCAAGCGTGATTGTGCTGGAAGAAGCGGAACCAGATACGCTATGCGTGTGCGAACCGCCACCGCCTTGTGAATCTGTTGTGCCAAAATACGAAGCACCAGTTGTGCCTTCTGAAAATCCATAGTTGTAACCAGTACCTGCACCGCCATAGGTATTGTGAGCATGACTCGCAATTTGAGAAAGAGCCAAAGTGGTTGCAGAGGCTGACAATCCAGAAAGCGTAATTGTCGGCGTTTGGTCAACGAATACAGAAGTAAAAGAATTTGTACCGCCTGATGATGCCGTACCACTAACAACCCGCAAGGCTTTGTTGTTATGCGTGGTTTGCTTTGTCCAGCCTGTAGGCGCAGCAGTCTGTTGAAATAACATCAATGTGCCAGTAGGAAACCCCAAGCTAGATGTATTAGTCAGACCAGTAGATGCGTCAAGTTGCCCCGAAGCATTGACGTTATTGGCAAGCTGCGAAAGATTGTAAGCGAGAGTCATACTGCGCCCGTCCTTGCGAATGTTTGTTGGATAAGGATGTTGTTGCTATACACGGGAGTCGGAATGAGTGTATAGGTATTTGTGCCGGTTGTGAAGTCCGTGCCTTGTATAAGCTGGATGCCGTTTTCCCATACGTTAAAAGCACCGGCATCAAAGTTAAAACTGTAGAGATATGTTCCGGCTACGGTCATGGCATCAATGTTGACGGGGGTTCCGTTGGGTACACCGAGGTTATTTGGCGACCATTGAATAATCTGAAGGTCGCCGGTTGCGTTGCCGATGAAGCTAATAGTCTGACCGGATATGTCATAGTCCTGCGAGTTCATCGCTGTGCCGTTCAAGAACAAAAACTCATATCCTGATTTAAGCGTAAAGCCCGATACGGTATATGTGCCTTGATTTGATAGCGTTGCGGAGTTGCGGGTAAATGATGCGTAGTTCAAGTTGGCAAGTTTAATAGTACCGGCAACCGTCTGCGCCCCTGTGGTTGCGTTTGCATAAGATACTGTGCTGTTCGTGCAAGCCGTCACCGTATAAGTTCCGTTATATCCGGCGGGGGTTACGCCAGCAACCGTAATGCTTTGACCAACCGTAAATGGAACCGTTGGTCGTGCAGAGAAAGTTAGGGTTGCGGTTGAACCAGTACCGCTTGCGCCAAGAGTTGTCAGATTGATAGACGAAACCGACTTGAATGATTCGACAGTAATCTTTGAGCCAACTGTTCTGCCAGTTGCAAAAGTCACAGAACCGGCGGCATCGGTGTATTCGCTTGTGTTGAGCAGACATCCGTTCTGGTACACAAGACATTGACCCACAATGTACCCTGCTCCACGAGTGACGGTAAATACCGTTTGACCAGCAGTAGCGGTGAACTCTTGTTCGGAATAATAGAAAGCGTCTGGCGTTTCAAACCCAACCACTCGACCATAAATATCCACAGTCAAGTTGCCAGCAGCAAACGTCTGCGAATAAGCACCGCCAAAGTTGAGGTACTGCTGTAATGCAGCAACGACCTGGCCTTGCATATTGTTTGTAATAGCAATCTCACCCGTGCCGACAGTTGTTGTGCCGGTCTGGATAAGCTGACCAGTACGGGTGTCAAGGTCAATCGCATTTGTGCCGTCTGGCAAAGCAGACCAGATAGACGGGTCATATATGAGCGTTGATGTCGGAACCCATGTGCCAGTAGATGCGGCTTGTGCTGCAAAGCCTGTGGCAAAACTAAATTTGCGACCCGTGCGGTTACAGAACAGCAGATAGACCTGCGTTCCAAAATCTGGCGTTCCATCGTACCAAGTGTAAAGCGATGGCTCTGTGGGCGGTGTAGAGCTATCTGAATTGTAAAGCCCGTAAAAAGTTTTGTTCCGTGGGTTCAAAGAGAACCCCGTGCCTGTAATGCTTGTGGCATACGCAACGCAAACATAGCGGCTGTAGTATTGGAATGTTGTTGGTCGCCATTGCAGCAGAGTGCTTGCGGGGCTGTACGCAGATGAAGCAAGATTGTTCACCATGCGAGCAAAGATGTACCAATTACCTGACGGAATGTTTGCAAGCGTTACTACAGGGAGTTGAGTGCCGGGAGTATATGGTGTTCCACCGGATTGAATCGCAGTTGTACCGGCAAAATACATTTGCGCTTCTGTCGGTGCAGAATAAGCCGAGTACCAGATTTCCGCATATTCAATAATGCCAGCGTCAGAAGCATAAGGCAGCACGGTGAAGAACGGGTTTGTGTCTGTTGGGTTTTGCGAATAGAGAAGCGGTGCCGGTACATTACCAAAGAATGTCGGGTCAGCAATCCCTGTGTTAGGGGCTGGAGTGAATTGCGTCACGGTCGCATCGCTATACACGGATGGGTTGAACTCGGACATCATTAGTTTGACAATGATTGCCCCGTTTTCCGAGAAGGTTTCCGTGACCTTCATGATGCGGAACAGCTTGGCAGTCCAGCCGTAGTTGGCGTTTGTAATGGTTACAACATCACCGGCTTCAAACTGAAGCCCAACAAAATTGACTTGAGTTGTAACTTGCAGGTCTTCTCTTGATGCCTTGAGCATCCGGTTTGCCAATATCTGCGCCCGAACGTCATCATTCACAAACGGAAGATTAACGGATACTTTGTTGACCGGCTCGTTCGGATAAAGAAGTGTCGGGTCAACCTGTGCTAAATCAAAGCTGGCTGTGTTAAACGAGTCTTGATTTGTTTTGTCTGGGAATTTGACTTCAACGTAGTTGTAGGACGAAGCAATATCCAGCGGCGTAATGGTCATTGCCGAAATCATGTTGCTGTCATTGATGTCCATGACCACGGTGTAATCCGTGCGGTTGATAATGACCGACCACTTTCCTTGAATCTCGTTGTATTTGAGGATGCAGTCGCAGCAATTCATCATGTCCTGCAAGGTATCCTTGCGAGCCGTATCGATTTGCCCGTTGAACCGATAGCGGGTGAGCGTTGCTGTGCCGCCAGTATAAGGCGTGTATGTAATCGTTTGGTCAGAGTATGTATTGAGCGCAGTCAGGGCTGCCGTATCAATCTGCGCTACAGGAATGGCGCAACCATAACGGGAGTTTTGCATATAGTCCAGCATACAATCGCCGGGCTTTGTGCGAGCGTTTGTAATCTGAATCTTGGTTGCGTTGATGCCTCGGATATTGCCGGAGATGCTGTATTGCAGACGGATGATGGCAAAAGCACAGTTGGTCATTGTCTTGCTGCTATCCCATTTATACACAAGGCTTGAGTCTTGCATCACAGAAATAGCAGACGTTGAACTGTTAGCAGGATTTGAACTGCCATTCTTGTAAAGATAGATTTGGATTTTGCCTGATACGGTTGTGTCTTCAACGCTGTTGGATTCATCCACCAATTTATCAACGGTATAGCCATCGGCACGGAATACAACCTTCTTGCCACCATAGTAGATGTCGCCAAACGTAAGCACATCAGGAGTTCCATTTGTGCCGGTCACTTCGCACAACGACAAAACGTAATAAATCACCTGATTGTTTTCGGTGATGCTCATATCCGTAATGATGCCGCCCGTCCAAGCCGTGCCATAGATTACCGGCAGCTTGTTAGAAGTATTGGGCGATACTTGCATCCGGCTTCCGGTGTCTGCTGGTGCGCCACCACCATCACCGAAGCCGCCAGTATTAGGTTGTGTTGCTAAAGAAAACGCATACGACAAAGCAGCGGAAGCAACAATGTTGATTGCTACCGCCGTGATAATCATGCCCGTGGTAAAAGCAGAAAAAGCGATGCCGCCATAAAATGCAGCAACAATGGTCACGCCGATGGCGTAACTCGGCAAAGCAAACAAAGCCAACGTTAGAAAGACCCAGAGTTTTTTATACATCATTGCATCCAGTTGTCGTCAAGTTTGCGGAAGCCGAACCTGTCGTATTTTATGTCAGGACTAGATGGAAGTTTTGCTATGCAGAAAAATTTGATTCTGCCGCTTTGCTTCAACTCATTGCCATAGTCCACATACTTCTTCAATAGTTTGTATCCAACTATTGTGTGCCGATACTCTGGTTTCACATACCACGCCAACTCTTGCATATAAAACGTCTTGTCGCACCAGACCGTATGAGTCGTTAGCGCCATGAGCAACCCTTTGCCATCTTCAAGAAACACGACACCGGCTCCTGCAAGTATGCTGTCGAGCAATCTATGCCAGTATGGTTCGTTATCCAGATTGGCATACTCCGCTATGTTTGCTTCTTTGCGGAACTCTTGCATCAATTCAATGATGGCTGTTTTATCGTATCGTGTCGCTTGTCGCATTAGCTGTTCGGGTCTGTGTTGCCCTT